ATGCTGTGAGAACTAATCTAACACCAGGCACAGAAAATCAAACACAATTAAGTGGGTTCATCAATGATACTAATCAATTCATGAGTAACAGTGCCGCTTGGGACGCTATACGTATTTCAAGTCCATATATACCAGCGGCCAATGCCGCAACCTTGTCATTTACTTTATCAACTAAAACAGTGGTTGTCAAAGTTCCTTATAACAGCACCTATGGTGTTAGAACTAAACTAGATGGATTACCTATAACTAACACAATTTCTAATAGCAGTGGTAATATAGCAGTCACTATTACAGGTCCATTATACCCAAGAAAGCTAAGGATAACATCAGCTACTGCCACAGGTGGAAACGCCACTATACAATTTGCTGAACAGCCAACGACTCCTTTTGTAGTCGGGCAAACTATACAAGTTGCGGGTGTCACAGGATCTACACAATTCAATGGTAGCCAGATTGTAAACAGTGCCAATGCTTCGAGTGCTAGTTATACTCTAGCAGGTAATTTAACAGGAACAGTCGCAAGCGCCACAGTTGCAGATGGTAGTCCATTACCAATTGGTAGCTTACTAGAATACACAGTCTACAGACATGTAATTAACGAACGTCAGAGCTTGAGCCAAGCCCTGCGTCCTTCAGCGGATAACTTATAATGGCAGCCAGTCAACAATTTTTTTATGATGCACAGATAGAACGCTTCTTAGCTCAGTTCATCCGCATGGTATCAGGATTCCAAGTTGAGTTTGGTCAAGATCGTCAAGGTAATACTACCTTACAGCGTGTGCCTGTTTACTATGGTGATAGCAGTCGACAAGTGCAGACAATCATCAGTCAAAATACCGCAGGCAATATGTTACCCACTGTGCCTGCTATGGCAGTATGGATTAATAATATTACCTATGATCGTGATCGTGTTCAGGATCCTACATTCGTTGGCAAGATGAATATCCGTGAACGTTACTATAATGAAGACACCATGGAGTACGAAAATCGTCAAGGTAATGCCTTTAGTATAGAACGATTAATGCCTGTGCCATATACCTTAGAACTTAAATTAGATGTATGGACCAGCAACACTAAGCAAAAATTGCAGTTATTAGAACAGTTAATGGTCTTGTTTAATCCAGCATTAGAAATACAATCCACAGACAATTATATAGACTGGACTAGTTTAAGCGCAGTATATTTGGATTCACCAAATTGGACTAGCCGTAGTGTACCGGTTGGCACAGAAAATCCTATTGATGTTGCTACTTTAACATTTAGATTACCAGTATGGATCAGCCCACCAGCTAAGATCAAGAAGCTTGGTGTTATACAAAAAATTATCGCTAACATACACGACAGTGATGGTAATCTAGCTCAGGCATTACTAACTGAAGACAATCTCTTAGGTGCACGACAATATTTTACTCCATTGATGTATGGTGTATTGTTAATTGGTAATCAACTGACCTTATTAAAAATCAGCGAACTAGAAACGCCACGCGAACCAATGTTAAATACCACAACCACAGCAGGCAATTTTACTATTGGTAAAACTTATATCATACAAACTCTAGGTAATACTAACTTTACTACCGTTGGGGCAGCATCAAATACTGTTGGTGTAGTATTTACTGCTACAGGGATTGGATCAGGAACCGGCACTGCTGGGCTAGCACCTGCTAAGGTAGGCACGAAAGATATATGGCGCAGTTTGATTAGTATCTATGGTGAATTACAAAATGGTATAAGCCAGGTAAGGTTGTTACAAGAAGATGGAATCAGTGAAGTAATTGGCACTGTTAGTTATCACCCCACGGATGACTCATTATTAATTTTCAACGTTGATATAGATACCAAACCAACTAACACACTAACTGCGATAGATGCTATAGTTGATCCAACTAAATCATCTGCTATCACTCTCGCTGGTTCAGCAGTTAACGGAACCAGATACCTAATATTAAATGATATAGGAAGTTACAATAATGCTCCTGGAGACGGTTCCTTAATTTGGACTGGTACTGATGGTTCTCAGTTAGTGGCTTATGCCAATGACATTATACAGTATAATGGGACACGTTGGACTGTATCATTTGACAGCCACACCGACACTACGTTACAATATGTAAGTAATCTGAATACCGGAACTCAATACAAGTGGACAAATCAACAGTGGATAAAAAGCTGGGAAGGCGAATACAAGGAAGGATTGTGGACTCTGGTCATATAGAAGGTGTAGGAACCTTTATCTATTCAACGTCAACTCATAGATATCTTTTTTTATTACGTAATACTAGTAAATATTCTGGCACTTGGGGACTAGCAGGCGGAAAGATCGATGCTGATGAACACATACTTGAGTCCCTGACACGTGAATTAAATGAGGAATTAGGGTATGATTTCCTCAACGTTAAAGTTATTCCTATAGAAAAATTTACCAGCGATAACGGGCATTTCAGTTATCACACTTTCCTTATTCCTGTTGACGAAGAATTTGTTCCTGAATTAAATTATGAGCATCGCGGATATTGTTGGGTGAGCCTAGAAGATCACCCTAAACCCTTACATCCGGGTGTATGGCGAACAATTAATTTTAAATCTGTAGCAGAAAAGATTAAGACCTTGGAAAAAGTCTTATTATAAGTCACACTCTAATACGAAATCTCTAAAACTAATTTGTCGATAATTGCCGCACCATTTAAGAGTCTCGGGAATTAAATTTCTACCAAACGGGGTCACCCATACAAAATCTACATCATCGTACACATCAAATAACTGTTTACGGTTTTGTACCCATTTATTATGGTCTATTTCAAAGCCCCATTTAGCATCATATCCGTTGGTATCAGCATAAACATTATGGTTGTGCTCGTCTAGAGCATGACCATCAAATCCTAATAGATAAACTTTAGTATGTCCATCAAATGCCGCAATATATGCTGCCGCAGTTCCTGCATCAGCATAAGGATCATATGGAATTAAATAAAATTTACCAGGATGTTCTAAGAGATGTAAATTGTTAGTATAAACTATATTGTTATTTACATAATTACTGCTGGCTATTTCAGGAACAATACCATTATCACCAGACGCTACTAAAAAATCAGGAGTAAAATCTCTATAGAGGGCATTGCATCCATAAGTTTGAACTGTTTTACTTCCCAATAGACCTTGAGGTTTTTTAAGAAGATTTAAATCAAATGTTAATCGATTAGGGCCATTGCCTATAACAACCGCACGTCCACTGATCTGATTGTTTGTGATCGCATTAGGAACTGTTTCTGTTACGCTATGCCAGGCGTGATTTACTTGTTTACGTTCAACAATGATGTCTTCACCGGTATAATCTGTTCGATATTTTTTAGTTAATTGAAGCATTTATCACCTATTATACTATGAATGTACCAAAACATTTAACATTTGCCTGTACCACTGATGCAGCTATAGAACCTGTGTAATAAACCTGAACATTACCTGCTAGCACATTAGCAGTTAACCCTCCCATCGTATAGCCGTTATTAATAACGCCATATGTAGTAATGTAAGCATTACCTGCACCGTCAGTAACTACTTGTGCTTCGTATGTTTCCACGTTACCAGTAGCACCTGTACCTCTCTTAGCTGTCACAATTAATTTACCGCTGGTAAATGTTGTTTGGCTACGAGTAGCGATCACATACGGTGTATTATTAGCAGCGATATTTACTGCTGTCTGTGTATAGACGATGTCTGTGCCATTGAGCAAGTTAAGATCGCCGGCTGTGTCGACCTCAACACGTTGTACACTTGTGCCTATACCAGACCAAATCTGTGCGCCAGGATCTGCTGCTATAAACTGATTTAATCCACTAGTACTAGCTAGCGATGTTAGTTCTGTGGTTGTAGTAAATATACGAGCATCAATTACGTCATCTGGAGCTGGTGCTTCTGTAAATGTAAGTTGATTATTAGTAACTGAGTAAGCTAGGATTGGGAATTGTACTACACCATTGATGCTTACTAAAGTACCTGCTGTGGTCGAATTTGCTTGTAATGTAAATGTAGTATTTGTTCCGTCAACATTACCAAATCCGCCCCCTACATTACCTGAGAATTGACGATCACTGATAACAGTAAATGAAGTACCAGCAGTCTGCCATTCAGCACCATCATAAAATTCCAAATTATTGAGTGTTTCGCTAAAACGTATCATACCTACTACGTCAACATTACCAGAAGATCCTGGACGTTCAGCTGAACTACCTACTGGTAGGACGATAGCACCAGGGCTGTCAAATTTAGCTATTGCGCCATTTTGTACTGTAGTGTTACCCGTTGAACTGAATACTATAGCACTCTTAGCAGTGTCTGCATAGATCAAACCATTATTGCCAGTTGCACCATAAACTTGGAACGCTTCTGCGGCTCGTGTGCTGTTGATAACTGCACCTTCACCAACCCATAATGTTTTACCAACTGCTGTACCACCTGCGACTATTAAAGCACCAGTTGATAGGCTTGATGTATCTGTTGCGGCATTGGCCCAAATTGTACCAGTTGCGGCTAATGTATCTGCGTTGATTCTACTTGCTGAAATATTACCAGTTGTGTTAATTAAACCACTTGAGTTAACTGCGGCTAATGTCGTAGTACCAGTTGCGTTTAACG